AGAAAGATGCTTTGGCTGCGTGGAAAAAACACCTGAATAATGCAAAGTAAATTTGACTCTTGCCCCAATACAGGTCGCAGTTAAATTTTCCGTCAATTATTCGGAACGGCTCATCAGCAAACCATATTTCGCCATCCTCTTTATCATCCTTTGCTCTTTTGCAAGTATCGCGCAGCAAACAGCCCGCGCCCCGACAGTATTGAATGTCTTTATTCATAGTTTTGGTATTTACATAGTAAACAAACATCGGAGAAAAAGTCCCCAATATAGTAGCCAATAAGCAATCGGTTGCTGCGAAGATAATCACCGTTCATAAAGATACTCATTCTGCCGTTTCTTTCATAGCCTTAAACTTCTTAGCAAAATATTCAGGGGTGAGTGCAGCCGTTTCTTCGTAGATGTTTTCCGAAGCCACGTAGTCTATGAGCTTCTCATCGCCCGAAAAGAACTCTTTAGCCTTTCTCTTAGCCTGCTTTATTGCCTGTAAAATGTTATGACCTTGTAACATATTGGCGCAAATATGCAAAATCTCCCCGACAAAACATAACATTTTTAACAATTGCTACTTTACATAACATCAGTTATGGTATAATTGTTAAATTGAGATGATTATTACTGTTTTTCATTGCTTGTATATCCATGCTGTGATGCTTGTTTCAGTTATTGCCGCGAGCATATATGCCAGACAGACTGCCAATTATAGCCAGCTTGCGCCCCTGTTTGCGGTTCTTGTGCCGATTTTTATCCGAAACAATAGATTCCTTGTTTATTTCGGAGGCGGGTGGGGTAAAAAAGACGGGGTTCGGGAATGTGAAACACGGGTGGAGTATTGATGATTGATTCACAGAATCAGTCTGCATATTGCCAAAAATATCCTTTGTATGTTTTATTGTATCCTATAAGAACTTGAGATATATTACCCTCTTTAATCGCTATTATCCTCTTTGCATGTTACTTCCATGTATTCCCTTTTTATGATTCTCTTTTGCGCCCTTTGGTTCTCGTCTTCAATGTCCTCATTGATGCGCTCCATTGCCTCCGACAAGGAATTATACCCAACGCTATAACTGTCTTTTGCGAGATAATCCCAAAAGAAGAACCAATATCTTTTTAGAGGGTAATACCATTTCTTTCCGCTTGCTTCTGTTTCTATGAGTATTCTGTATTTTTTCATGTTGTTTCTAATTTTGGCGGAAGGCATTTGGTCAAATCTTTAGCGTTAAATTCAATAACGTATCTCTTCCCATCAAACAGTCAGGCGTTTTCCTTTTCTAAAAAATTTGGCGACCAACAGCCAAAGACTATACTAAAATGGAAGATAATCAGCCACCTCGTTTAGCTGCAAAACGTTAGTGGCAAGGCTGAAAAACAACATCAACCTTATACACCTGCCAACCCGACTTTACACAATCTTCCCAAGTCATATTTGACCCTTCAATAAATTTAGCTATTGCACCTTTTCTTTGGAAGTGTATCGTTTCGGGTTGGCAACAACCTGTTTTGTTCCCAATAATGTAATGAGCCTTCAAAGTAGAAAGCCCAGCCACTAACACATTATTTGCGTCAGTGGGGGTGATGTTTTTCAAATTATCTTTTTGCATATTTTATTCTTGATAAGACTAAATGTTAAAGCGCAATACTTTTGTTTCATTGTTGTGTTTTTGGGACTACTCCGATTTTTAGAAACGCAGAACGAAATTGGTCAACAACGTAAACCCCCAATCCAACCTTTATATCTAAATTCTCTCCACCCGCATACCAATTTTCACCAAGTCTTGTTGGCAGGTATTTTACATCATAAACAGCATACCCATTCATCGGCTCAAAGCCCAATTTTTCAAATACCGCCTCCATGTAGTTATTGAAAAGCCTGTAAGACAAATCAACCGCTTGCTCTTTTAGAGTATTTTCGTCCAACTTCGACAAGTCTTCAATTAACTGCATATTATCTTCCTTGAGTTGGCTAATCTCATCTTGCATTTTTTTTAGTTCAGACATTTCAATTTCTACCTTAGGCATAGTTTTGTTTTTATTTTACCAAGAAATTACGAGGTTTATGGATTCTCCTGTGGCTTGGGTGTTTTCTTTTACCATGAAACCATCATTGGTCAGGGACTTTATGAGGTCTTCTTTGGTGGCTTTGTGTCGGTGGTAGTAGATGATGCTTATTTGATATAGCCCCTCTTGTGCCGCCTCCTGTATGGATTTGTCAATATTGGTGCGGACAGAGAATTGGTCGGACAGGCTCTTGGCTTCTGCTGCGGTCATGGTTAGTCTATTAAGAATTTGAGAAATTTAGGAAGCCTGTCCAGCTTTGATTGGAGTTCGTTTATTTTGGATTCTTTTGCCCGCGCCTCCTTTTGAAGCCCATTCAGGCTTGTTCGGTTGTTGATGTAGTTCTGCTTCTCGGTCAGCAATTGGTCAAGCTGTTCTTTGAACTCCTTTTTCGCGGCTTCGGTGTCGCCAAAGAAAAAGTATCGGTTAACCACCTTCTCTCTGTCGCCCGCAAATCCAAATATCATCTTACTTGTTTCAAGCATAGGGTATTCTCCATGAGTTCCCGCCTCAATCTTTCTTAGCTTGTCCGCCAACTCTTTTAGGGCTGTGTATTCGGATAGCAATATCGTTATCGTTGGTTCCATGCTGCAAATATAGTTGTTAACCGCCTAACCAATTGTTAATCTTTGTCAATAATCGGTGTGTATGAGTAGAATATTTCGTTGTAGGTAGCGTTTTCGGACATCTTATGCGCCTTTAGGGTGGCTAAGATTTCATCGAATACGTTCTGCCATCGGTCTTCGGGCTGCTGTGGTGGAGGTAAATATGGAGGGGTCATAGGTTTTTAATTTCTTCGGCAACTTGGTTGTAAAATTTATACTCCGCAAGTTCATGCAATTCGCCATATTCAGATAAAACACTCCTTTCGTGTAAACTTCTCAATGTATCCAATGTGTCCCGAACAGATACCAAAGCGCACTCTTTTGCGTGACACAGTCTTGCAAATTCGGACATTTCAGAAAACGACTTGCGCTTCTTCCCATACTTCAAATCATACGCCTTGAACACGCTTTCATCAATACTGCCATCGCAATACTTTGAGAAATCATACACTAACCTTTCTGCTTCTACTTTTGCTTTCATATCTTTTGTAATAATTGGTCTGTTGCTTCTATTTCGTATTCAACGTATATTTTTTGTGAGGGGTCGAGTTCTTTGTCGCGCCAGTCCATCAAGTGCAGCCGCCAATCAAGCAGGGCGTTAAGTGCCATAGCTTCGGGCAGCCGCAGGTGGGCAAAGTCCTTGAACGTGATTGAACCCTCATATATGTTGAGTGGAGTAGTAGTCATCCATCAGCTTTTTTATTCGTTCTACATTGTCCTTGAGCATAAAATTCCCCTCCGTATCGTAAAGTTCAATAACAATCAATTGCTCGTCAAGTGTCTGATAGACATACTTGATGTCCTCCACCCTGATTCGGAACGGGCGGTAAGTGAAATCCTCCGAACTAAGCGTGGACGATTGGCTAACACCCAAGCCTTTTAAATGCTCGGCAGCTTCAAGTTCTTCATTCGATATAAGGGCGATTTCTGAATCTATAAACATGGTATAAATTTAATGATTTTCAGCGACAATTTCCTGCTGCTTTTCGCTGATTAAATACATGATTGTGTCGGCAAGGAGTTCGTCCCCGCGCTTCACCGCCCTTTCGTATAGTGCCTCAAGTTGCTCTAATGATTGATTGTTAAAATCCATATTTACTGTTTAATTGTTAGTTCCTGACCTGTAAGCGCAAAGTAAAGATTCTGTAATTGATGCACGTATTTAATTACTGTTGGCGTAACATCATCAATCGGCACAACCTCCCATAGCGTAACACCCCAAATACCCATGCCTTCATCTTCCCAAACATGAATAGATATTCTTTTGCCATCATCAACAAATGGTATCCTGTATTCAATCCTCCAAGTTTGTTTTTCAGCTTTCCACTCAAAGCCAAATTTTTCCAACCATTCTTCGGTGAGGGGGATTGGTTTGCAATAAATTGACACATATATTGCATCCTCAAAATCTTCTACTGTTTTAAATTTTAAGGCTTTATCGGATGAACGATTTTGATACCAACTCCCTATCCTGATTTCATTTTTGTTTATCATGCCGCAAATATACCCACTATCAAAGTATTGAGATGTTAAACTATGTTAATGCTATTGCGTAGTTGTTAAAATACTTATCTTTGCAGCATATATTTAGAATTACAATGGACGAATTTTTACTCACTCTTTTGGCGGCAAGCCTTTTCATAGGCTCGTATTTTGCCATTGCCTATATCATAGGGATTCGCAGGAAAAAACAAATCATAAAAAAGGTAAATAAGAAGTTGGAGGGCTTGAAGGAGATGGTCTATGTAGACTATCGGGGCTATGAAATACCGATGACTAAAGCCGAGAAGAATACTATTTGGCGCAACCTTACCGAGAAAGGCAAGAAAGATGCTTTGGCTGCGTGGAAAAAACACCTTAAAAATCAGTAACCAATTAAATTAAATATGCAAAAGTTCACAGGAAAGTTAGTGTCAAAACTACCCGTTACCACCTACGGAAAAGAGGGGAAAAAGAAAGGCGGATTCGTAATTCAGACGGAAGGCAAGTATCCGAAAAATGTTGCGTTTACCGTATTTGAAGCCAAGTTAGCTTCGTTGGACGGATTGACCATCAACGAAAACGTGGAAGTGGATGCGCAGGTGGAAAGCCGCGAGTGGCAGGGCAAGTGGTTCACGGACGTAATCGCGCTGAACGTGTTTGGCGTTGATGATGCCAAGCCAATGCAGGAAGAATTTAGAGTTCCCGATAAAGTATCAGACGATTTGCCGTTCTAATGACAACACCGAACCATATAAAAGTTAAGTGCGACATTGTGCGCGAAATAACTACCGCAGGCGGCATTATCATCCCTATTGAACAGGGAAGAGAATACGCTGGCGCAAAGAACTACCAAGCCACCAAATACGCCCCGACACACGGGGTGGTGGTGGAGGTAGGCGAGAAAAGTTTAGGCGTTAAGGATGGCGACACCGTTATCTTCCATTTTAACACAGAGGAAACCTGCAAGCAGCATGGCAAGATGGAAGTGCATGATGACACCAAGTTCTTCTACATCGAGGCATCTAAGGTGATGTGCATTATCCGCGATGGCAAGCCTATGCCTACAAGCGGTTGGCTGTTAGCTAATCGGGCAGAGAAAGCCAAAGAGGTTACATCTGGAGGAATCTTTATCCCAGAAGCCCACAGGAAAGAATCGGACAGAAAGTTCCGAGTAGTGGCGGTTCACGATGGCTACGAAGATTGCAAAGTCGGTGACGTGATATACACCGAGATTGACTGCGATATTCCGTTGGAGGCAAACGACCTGCTTGGAATCGTGCCGAATGACCTGTTCAGAATCAATACCGAAAACATTGTTGCCGTAGAATACCAATAGTATGAACACAGAATACCTCATTATTTACATTGTTGGCGTTGTAGTAACAGCGTTTTTTTTCGATGGGAAAAATGCAAAAGGCGAAGACGACCCACATGCTCATGTAGCATTCTCTCTTCTTTGGTTTGTGTTTGCGTTTTTCTTTATTATGTTCTCGCCAGCACTGATTCCGCTTTTTATTCGTTGGGTAAAGAAGAAAATATATGAGTAGTTGGAACAGCGCGGATTTCAAGAAGATGAAGGTGGATGTGTTCGGAATGGACAGGGAGCGAAACTGCCTAAAAGAATCGGATTGGTTGGCAAAAGTGTTTCATCAGTTCATTGACGATGCTGACCTGAACTCGCTAAAAGGAATTACAATGAACCTGATGGTGCGGTCTGTGGTGCTTTGCTACGACCCGAACAGCCCGTTAGTAGTGCGGATTCAGGACATCAAGCAGCGAAAGATTGAGGCGTTTCAATTACTGAATACCAAGACCTACAAAGACGGCAGGTTTAGTGAGGATGTGGATGGCATCATAGTCGGCAAGAACGAGAAGTATAACAGGATGGTGCTGCAATATCTCAAGGCTGTGGATAGCATGTCCTACACATCAATGTCCTATTTCACCGAAAGCTACTATGACCTGTTGGCGCAATTACAGACGCAGGATGCGAAGGAACGCGCCCAGACGATGGTTTTGATAGAGAAGATTGAAGCACAGGCTAAGAGAAAGGCTAAAGAGTTCTTTTCGGGCGATGAGAAGTTGATAGACTACGTGGCTTCGGAAAACATCTACGAAGAAACCGCAGCACTCACACCTGAATATTTTGCGAAGAAGTTTAAGGCTATGAAAGAAACGGTAGAATAAGTATCTTTATGAATAGTGATTATCTTCGCAGCAACCGATTGCTTATTAGCCACTATATTGGGGACGTTTTCTCCGATGTTTGTTTACTATGTAAATACCAAAACTATGAATAAAGACATTCAATTCTGTCGGGGCGCGGGCTGTTTGCTGCGCGATACCTGCAAAAGAGCAAAGGATGACAAGGAGGATGGCGAGATATGGTTTGCGGACGAGCCGTTCCGAATCATTGACGGAAAATTTAATTGCGACCTTTATTGGGGCAAAAGCCAAATGGATATTTTTGAACAACTAAAAGACAACAATGGACAAGCAGAAACAAATAGACAAACTGATGGCGGAGAAAGCGGAACTTGAGAAGAAGCTAAAGGAGGTGAGGGATAAACTACGAAAACTCATTCAGTGATAAAGCGCAAAAAGAAGCCATGCAAAGGAGAAAGGTGCGACAGGGTGGACTACATCGTTGGTCGCGGGCTATGCGTTTGGTGCTACAATGACTATTTAAAAAAGAAGGTGCGTGAAAAAAAAGATAAGGACAATTCAATACAGCAGCGACAAAGGAAAAGTGCCGCAGAAGACGGAACCGAAAAAACCGAAATTGACATATTCAACGAAATATGGAACGAAAGACCGCACGTAAGCGAAATTGACGGCACACCGCTATATCCGAAAGGGCATAAGATGTGGCATTGGCAGTTTAGCCATCTTCTTTGTAAGGGTGCATTTCCGAGTGCGCGGTTAAATAAAGAAAACATCGTGTTGAAAACTTGGGCGCAGCATCAGCTATGGGAGTTCCATGCACACAAACTCCGCGATAACGAAGAATGGAGGTGGGTGTTTGAAAAGCGGGAGCGATTAAAACGTGAGTATCATGCAGAAATTTAGCGGATACAGAGATTTCAACAAACACTTGGTTCTGTGCGAGGATGTTACGGAGATAGAACCGTATTACATACAGCTTCCTGATGCGCCAAAGCCTGAAAGTTTCAAGAACTTCGGCAAAGAACCGCTTCAACAATTTTATGTAAAAGACAGGGTTCCCGACAAACTATTGAAGTTAAACAGGCTTGACAGGGATGAGGCGTTTGCGATAGCCATGAAGGATAAGGAGTGTGCCAATTTTATATCTATGGCGTGGGACAAAAGGATAAATGGCGAATGGGTCTACATAAACGGAATCCCCACCTACATTGATGGGTTATATTACTTCTATCTGAACTTCTACAACTTGGACGTAGGGCTTCCAAGTTTCAGGATGAACGACCTTGAATATTACTATTGGTGGAAATATTGTGTTGTGGAACAAACGCGGGTATATGGGGGAGTGGATTTTTCGCGCAGAAGGATTGGGAAAACGTATAGGTCGGGGAATATGATGTTGGAATACATCACAAGGAATCCGAGTAGCTTCATAGGGTGTCAAAGTAAAAGCGATGACGATGCCAATAGTCTATTTCATAAAGCCGTTGTAAGCCCGTTCAGACGGCTTCCCTTTTTCTTCAAGCCGATATACGACAAGGCGGGCAAGATGAAGAACGATATTTTGTTTACCGATAACGGATTGTCGGATGAGGCATTTGAAAGTTGGATTGACTATCGTTCTTCCACCGATACCGCTTATGACGGTGAGAAGCTGCACAGATACTTTATGGACGAGTGCGGTAAAATGAAGCCACCAACTGACCCCGTTAAGATGTGGGACAAGGTTAAGCCATGTCTGATTGAAGATGACAAAATTATTGGCAAAGCCCTTTTAGATACAACCGTTGAAGAGATGGAGAAGGGCGGATTGGATAAGTTCCTGCAAATATGGACTGACAGTTCGAGAAAGCCGTCCGACAATAAGATAAACGAACTCGGTGAAACACTAAGCGGCTTAGTTCCTCACTTTACGCCAGCTTACAGATGTTTCCTGTGGGATAGGTTCGGCTATCCAATAGTTGAATCTCCGACAGGGCATCAGTTAGAGGACAGAAAGAAACAATGCACAAGAGAAGAAATAGACAAGGGGTTGCACAAGTTGGGCGCGAAAGAATATCTTGAATTGAAGTTCAGGTCAATTAAAGACCAAAAGAAAAAACAGGACGAGATTAGGAAATTTCCACGCACCGTTACCGAAGCCTTCCGAAGTTCCGCCACCCACTGCCACTTCAATCTTGGTCTAATCAATGACCGCATGGAGAATTACGTGTTTGACAGAGAGAAAGGAAAGGTCAGGGGAAATTACGAATGGAAAGACGGCAAGGAGGACGGAGAGGTAATATGGCGACCAACAGAGAACGGACGGTGGTTGGAGGCGTATGTATTAGACCAAGACAAGAGTAATCAATTTTATCTTGTGGGCTCCCGTAAAGCACCCGCACTTACCGACAAATCGGTGATAGGGTGTGACCCGTTCAAATACAATATCACCACATCTAACAAGCCGTCAAAAGGTGCGGGATATAGGTGGATGTATTTTGACCAAGCGATTGACGGGGAGAAAGATGAGCGAGATTGGATTACTGATGATTTTGCAGGGGAGTATCTTTACCGCCCCGCCACAACCGACCTGTTCGCGGAGGACATGCTGATGTGGGCAATCTACAACGGATGCAAGGTAAACGCGGAAAACAACGCGGATATTATATCCAAGCACTTCATACGGAGAGGCTATGAGAAGTATCTGCACTTTGGAAAAAAGGTGGTGAAGAAAGACGGCATCATGCAGGTTAAGGAAAACGTCAATTCTGGGGCAACAACTTTGGGTGGCGCGATGAAAGACAGCATGTTCGCCTCCGTAGATTGGTATATAGAAACTCACGCCCACAGATGCAAGTTCCCGAACTTCTTGGAAAGCTGCCGTGACGTGACCTACGACAATCTGAATCCATTCGATAGCTTTGTGGCGGGGGCTTACACTCTGATGCCTGTCCGAGAACTAAAGCAACGACCAAAGGTGGAACCAACATCTTTCGTAGCACCAATAAAAATGAGAACTTATTAACAATAATTCACAATTCGCGAATTGCAAAATTCATACATTTGCACTATGGATGCAAAAAACGAAGCAGATAGATTGGTTTCTATATTTGGAACCTCCGCGCCAAAGGTGGTCGAGGAAATAGTGTCGGTTCTGTCTGAACTGAACCAGACCAAAATGTGCAATTTTGATAAGGAGATTGATTTTTGGAATGAGGTAGCAGAATTGATGAAATAGTTTACTATCTTTGCTGTCGCACAACGATAGCGTTCTTTTGCAATTTAAAAAAAACTTAATGCCCCGACAGGTGAACCTTCGCTAACGCTATTGGTTGTGCAACGCTTGTTCGGGGCAACATATTTTACTATGGCTAATACAAACTTAATCAAGAGAACCAAGAGGGTTCAAAACTTTACTGTTGTCAGTAACAGCATATTACAAAGCAAAAAAATGTCTTTTGAGGCTAAAGGTATTCTTTGCTACATACTTTCATTGCCTGACGATTGGATTCTGCACACAACAAAGCTGATGTCTGATTTCAATATTGGGAGGCACATGCTAAACAGGTGCTTTTCCGAAATTGAGGAGGCGGGATACATGGCTAAGTTAGGTATGGTAAAAGGGAAGGGTGGCAGGTTTGAGGGGTATAATTATATGTTTTACGATACATCAATTAAGGAATCACCGTATGTTGATTTTCCGCACGCGGTTCCTCCGCATACGGACAGCAAGCACCTACAAAGAACTAATAATAACAAAGAACTAATAAATACAAAAACCCCTATATCCCCTAAAGGGGACAATAGTCCTTTTGAAGAAATTGATTTTTCAATTGATGATTGGATAGCAGCCTATATCAGAATATTCAAGGACAGGGGAATGGTTAGGATAAAGGAAGATATTGACCAAGTGAAATTGAGAAGACACTACAATAAATGGGTGGGCATGGGGCGCGACCCGAAAGAGCCTCTTAATGCCCTATACAAAATACTTAGCGACAATTGGCAAAGGGCACATAACATCCCTGACGCATCAATTCCTAAACTATTTAATGCCGAAATTGTGGCAAAATGGAACAGGGGAGTTTCGAGGTAAGGATATGATTAACAAAAATTTGGTTATTTTTGCATATAACCTGAAATAAAGCAATGGCTTTTTCTTTACCGAAACCTGCATACAACAGGATAATGTTCCCGACACACCTGATTGACCCTCTAAAAAAGGACAAGGAGTGGCATCTTCAATACGCAAAGGCGGCTTACTACACATGGAGTAACAACCTGTTGTGGCTGAACAGAAGGTCTGATTGGATTGAAAACAGGAAATACGCTGACGGCAATCAAAGCACACAGAAGTATATAAACTTCCTCACAAAATACGAGGAATCAACGGGTAAGAAGGCAACCTATCTTAACCTTGATTGGAGTATCGTTTCGACTATACCAAAAATCAGACGGGTTGTTATCAATCACCTGATGAAGATTAACTACGACATCGTGGCGCAGGCGGTTAACCCCGAAGCGGTAAGCCAAAGAGAAACCGTAAAGCTACGCACTTGGGCTGAAAAGCAGTTGCAACCGTTTTTGGCGCAAATTGAAACCGAAGCGGGCATACAATTGACCAACCCTGAATTAGAAATAATCCCCGAAGTGCGGGAAGAGTTTGAGATGTTGTTCTCCATGACCTACAAGATGGCGGAGGAGTTGAAGATTGAACTTGCCACGCAGCACATCTTAGACAAGAACCGATTTGAAGACACCCGAAGAAAGATGATTGAGGATGCCTTTGACTTGGGGTTTGCAGCTTGCAAGGTGGACACGAACACGCAGACAAAAGATATTGACGTAAGATACTGCGACCCGATTAACCTGATGTATGACAGCTTTAGGGGTAAGACGGGCGGTATGGGTGATGGCGACTTGGAGAGAATAGGCGAGTTCCGCGCAGTAACACTGTCGCAGCTACGCATGGAGGCGGGCAACCAATTAAGCGAAGAGCAATACTACACGATTGCAAACACGTTTGCAGGGCAGTATAACAACCCGAACACGCCTATCAATGCCAATCAGCCGTATGTAAACACCGATGCCAATTACAACCAATGGCAGAACTACAACATTATCGCTATTGACATCTACTTCATCAGCACCGACAGGATGAAGATTAAGCGCGTTAAGGTGGACGATGAAGAAGAAATGGTTTACTCGAAAGGCGCAAACTCGTCTTTGGGTGTGACGGTTGACTACAAGGATGGCAAAAAGGTTGAGAAGGCAGTAGAAGCAATTGACATTCAGAGTGTCTACAAAGTTACTTGGATACTTAACACCGACATCGTGTATAATTGGGGGAAGGCTTATGACATACCGAGAGATAAAAAGAACCCACGCGAATGTTCTCTGCCGATAAAGATTTACAGATGCGACAATAAATCATCATTGGAGGCTATCATGCCTTTTGCCGATGGTATGCAGTTGACTTGGTTAAGGCTTCAAAACCTGAAATCAACCGCGCTTCCGAGTGGTCTTATAGTAAACATTGAGGCTTGGGAGAATGTGATGGTTGACGGCAAGATTAAAAGCACGTCCGAGTTGTTCCAAATGGCTACTGACACAGGGTTGATACTTGCTCGTGGAGTAAGCACAATGGACAACGAAGGTCGCTACGCGGGCAAGCCGATAGAGAAATTTGAAGGCGGTCTTGGAACTCAATTTACCGAATTGATTACCGACATGGATTACAACATGCGGATGATATACGAGGTGAGTGGTATCAATGAAATCATGGCGGCATCTAACCCCGACCCGAATATGTTGAGTGGCGTGGCAAAGCAGGCGGTGATGAGTTCCGAAAACTCTTTGGGAACCATTCTTGCTGCGGTTACAAACAACCACGAAAGGTGCGCCACTGACATTAGTCTGAAACTTCAAATAATGCTTCAAGACAAAACAATTGAAGTGTATAACGAGGCGTTGGGTCAAATTATATACGTTGGCAGCGAAATAAGCCCGATGACATTCGGCATAAAGATATTCCCAAAGGCAACCGAAAAGCAGAGAGAGGAATTGAAGCAGATGATAATGAGCGCGGTGATAAATCCGAACAACCCGATGGCGGGCGGTATGTATCCCGAAGATGCTATCAAACTAATTGGTGAGTTGGAGAATGGGGTGAACATCAAACTGATTATGCGCAAATACTCTTACCTGCTTGCAAAGCGCAGAAAGGAATTTGCCGAAATGGAGCAACAGAAGATTAAGTTACAATCGGATGGCATCGTTGAACAGACACAGGTGGCGGCACAAAGCCAACAACAGGTCTTGCAAATGCAGCACCAATTTGAGTTAGAAAGAATACAGGCGCAGGCTCAAGCAGACATTATGGTTGAGCAGGTGAGGGCGCAACTACGCACCGACCAAACAGTAGTCAAGAGCGACCTCAAGAAATCAGAAAAAGCATTCGATTCAACACTTCCGCAGCCTAACAGATGATTAAGGTAACAGATGGCAAAACTCCTAAAGTAGAGGACGACAGCATACTAATACAGGAAAGGTATGCCTCTGTTCCAACGCCAAATGGACAATTGCAGTCAGGGGCTTATTACAGTTGGAAGGGAAGGTGGAATGATATGTGGGGCAAGTTTGTCGCCCGCGCACAGGAATTGATAGATGTTAATTTAAGCGGATATGTTCCGAAGTCGCGCACAATAACAATCAATGGCGACACCAAAGATTTAAGCGCGGACAGGAATTGGACTGTAAGCGGAGGATTGGTTCAATCAGTAAGCGATACAAATACAGTAGACTTAGGTGTTTCAGCAGGAGATTTAACCGCCACCTTGAAATACCAAGATAGTTCAGAGATTGATTTGTCTGATGACTCAAGCGGACTAAAGGCTGAACTAAAAACAACAACGGTGTCGGCAGGAAGCTACACCAATGCAAACGTAACAGTTGATTCAAAAGGTCGGGTAACGGCAGCGTCTAATGGCTCATCAGGGTTTGGTAATCCAATGACGGATTTAGGCGATATGATATACGGAGGCGCATCTGGAACCCCAACAAGATTAGCAGGCAATACATCCACAGGGCTTCAATTCCTTTCACAACTTGGCGATGGGACTAATTCTGCTGCCCCTATTTGGGAGGTATTGCCATTAACAGGAAGCATTACATACTATTTCAGCGATACCAATTCATCTATTGCAACATATAAAGTTCAACAAATAGATGGGCTTGGTTCACCTACAACATTTACAACGGGAAGCATAGGGACAGGAACAACTGCATTAAGAAATTGGGCTACAATAGCAGGAGTTCCGAATTTAAGCGTAATACCACTTGGACTATTTAATGTTCATATCCATGCGTCACAATCAGCAGGAACTAAGCTATGCAATATATATGCAGAAATATGGGAGGTAAATAGTAGTGGTGTAGATGTTGCAAAAATAGGAACCACAAGTAATAGTCCGAATTTAACATCCACTATTCAGTCCTATGACTTGACATTTTCCACAAGCAACGCTTATTTGTTATCATCCACTTCATCAAGGATAGTTACAAAAGTATATGTAATAGGGCAATCAAGTGGTTCGCAAGCTACGATAAATCTATATTATGGCTCTACAACCTACGACTCATCTACATTTATACCAACAGGTTCGGTAGATGTTACATCATTTGTCCCATACACAGGTGCGGTAAATAATGTAAATCTTGGAGCAAACAGCCTTACAGCAACATCTTTAAATGTAGCAGGATTGACAGCATCTGAATTGGTAGCTACGGATGGTTCTAAAAACCTGCAAACCCTAACAACAGCTACTTACCCAAGCCTTACAGAACTAAGCTATGTAAAGGGGGTGACAAGTGCCATACAAACGCAGTTGGACAACCGCCCTGTCTTAATTTCGTCTGCAACGGCATCGTCATCCGCAACCATAGACTTTACGTTTCCAAGCGGATATAACAGCTTAGGGTTAAGATGTATTGGCGTTATCCCCGCAACCGACAACGTGGGGATGTGGTCAAGGGTGTCAACTGATGGAGGTTCCACATTCGACAGTAGCGCAAGTGCTTATTCGCATCAAAGGCAAATAACGTCGGGGTCAAGCTCACCAACCGCAACGCTTACAACTGCCGACTCAAAAATAGCACTAATTGACGCGGGGGTTGGTAACGGAACGGGTAGATACTGTAATGTTTTTATTACTATACCGAATTATAGCAGTTCGTCACAATACAAAAACATTATCGCGCAGCAATACATTTACAGAAGCGATGGGGCTTACAATATCAGATACATCAATGGAGTATATTTGAGCAACACTGCCATTAACGCAATAAGGATATTGATGAGTAGTGGCAATATAAGCAGTGGGTATTTTGAACTTTGGGGTTATAAATAAAAGCACATGAAAAGACTACTGAACGGGCAAGAAGTTGAAATGACGGAAGAAGAAATTCAGGAACTTGAGCAGTCAAGATTCCAACAGTGGGACAGAAAATTCTCGCTGTCTATGCTGTCACTCCATTTTGATGAAAAGTTCAAGACGTATTGGAGTGAGAAAGGATATGAGAACTTAACCGACCTCATAAGCCACGAGGCAAACCCAAACAGCATTTATCACGCGGAAGCATTATCTTTGGTGCAGTGGTCACATGAGCAATGGGAGATTGCAGCAGCGCAGCTAAACGAGAACAGCGATATTGAACAAATAATAAATTCACTACAAGAATACAATGGCTAAACAGCAAAAGGTTAATGTGTTCGCGCCAAAGACAAAGCGCGGGAAAAGCAAATCTAAGAAGAGAAAAAATAAACACGAAAGCGTAAAGCCCTATGTCGGGCAAGGACGGTGATTATCCACAAACCTAACACCATGCTTCCAAAGAAAGTCTGCCATGACAGAAGCAAACCTTGTAACATCTTCTTCGCTCATTTGTTTGAAATGGCAGTGAGTTCGTTCATGCACGAAAATCTCAATTTTATGTTTGCCCCTTAACCGTTCGTCTACCTCTATTATATTATCAACTTCATGGTATTGCCCCCATGCTTTTTCTTTGCCTAACTTTCTGACTATGACTTTAGGGTGCTTATGCCTTGCCATTCCTGATTAGTATTTCAAGCATGTAAAGATAGGTCTTATTGCTGATTTTGAAGAACTTTCGACAATCGTTGCATTTCATGTGCCGTCTTATTACCCCCATTGCAGTAGCGTCTGTGTGGCTTAGTTGCACATTTTCGCTTGCACATTCAGGACAATGCCATTTTTTACCCCCCTTCAATACAGCAAAGTTGGTGTTGTGGTATATGTATGGGGATAGTGCCTGATAAACCTCCTCTAAAAGTATAACATCCTGTTCGCAGTATTCAACCATTTTTTTTAAAGCGAACCTGTCTTTGTGTTCGCAAATATCAATCCACATCCTCATTCCCTCATGGTCAAGTTTGCGCCCAAGATTCAAAGCCTTCCCAAGATAGTCTAATTTATTTGAGGCGAACCTGAAATATTGCCTTGCCTTTTTCAAGGTATCAAGTGTTCTGTAAACGGGAAACATAAGGTTGTCGGTAAGTATTGCTCTTGTCCTCAACTCTTTCATGTCGAACTTATCACCGTTGTGTGCAACAATTTCGTCAGCGTGTTTAATTACCTGAATGAAGTCTTTTACAAGTTTGGTATCATCCTGATTTTTGTCCCACACCAATCTATGCACCTTATCCTCATACTGCCATTTGTAGCAGATGCAAATAATTTTCTTGTCCCTTATTATATTGTCTGGGTTTATGTTCACCTTCCAAAACTGAAAGGTGGGGACTAAATAGTAACTTGTTTCAATATCAAAAAAAAGACGCTTTATCTCGCCTTTCTTTTTTGTTATCTCCAACCGTTGAAGATTGTCAGACAAAGCCCTTCTTAATCTTTCGGTATCCCAATCGAGTTCAAATTTGGTTGCGAGTTCTATCGCTAAGTGGGTAATGTTCTTCTGATTTTCGTATCTCGTTACTGCGTATTCTAATTGTTCGCGTGTTAATTTTCTCACAAGTTACGGCTTTGGTTATCTGCAAATATAAGTCAAACCGCCCAAGAAAAAATAAAACATTTGTTAAATTGATTAAAGTATGTTAAATTTGCGGCATATATTTAAAATTATACTATGGCAGACCAAATGTTAGAGGACTTGGGATTTGAGCCGATTACAGAGGAAACTCCGCAGCCGACAACAGAACCAACTCCGCAAAACGAACAAGGCGGTGGCGAACAACCACAGCCGACAACAGAAGTTCTTTCACTTAATGACGAACAAGTGCCAACGGTGGAACAGCCCGCGCAGGAGCAACCAAACCAACAGCCACAACCTATTGATAAAAACGCCATACTAAACGAGTTGTTTGGTGCAGACGTGGATACAATACGTGCGTGGAAAGAGGAAAGGGAGCAACTGAAAGCAGAGGTTGAGAAGCCGCGCTACCAATCAAAATTTGGTGAGTATATTGACAATCTTGTGTCCAAGTATGGCGACCCAAAGCAACAAGCGGACGTATTCAAAAAGACCATAGACGTTCTGACAACAGACGTAGATGGGCTTGATGATGCAACCGCGATTGCCTTTACCATGAAGCAGCAGTTCCCGTCTTTCAGCGATGAAGACATCAAAACTGCAATTGAAGGTAAATACAATCAATCTGAAAATGTAACCGAAGAACAAAGAAAGTTCGGTGCGGTGCAGATGAAGATGGATGCCCAAAGTGCCAAACTAAGCATCAAGCAAATGCAGGCGGACGCTTTAAAAGACGTGCCTAACAAGGCTGCCGAATTAAAACAGATTGACCAAGAGAAAATCAAATTAGAATGGAAGCCAGCATCGCAGGAAATCGCCAACTCAATCAAAAACTTTGAGTTTGAGGTTGACAAGGGCAAGAAAATGAAGTTCGATGTGCCTGAAACAGACCGAGCATGGTTAGCGCAGGTAGCTGAAAGCATATCAACAAGCATGGGAAAAGCCCCCGACCAAAACACAAAGGCGGAGATAAAGAAGTTGGTAGAGATGACCTACGTATATCAGAACGCACCGAAGTTGATTTCAAACGCCTTCAAAAGAGGTTTGAGTCAAGCAAACTCCGAATGGTCTAAGCAAGTCCATAACCCAAGCGGACTTAAAAACACGCAGGGGGGCTTGGAAATAGGAGGCGGTAAAAAGGGTGCGGGAGAATACGAGATTGACGACATTGTTCGATTTATTGAAGGTAGATAAATAATTTTTCAAACCGCTAAAAACAAATAAAAATGGCAGGAGCAGTATCAGCGCAAATGAGTAACAGCCTCGTTTCGCTATTTAACATTCACGAGCCTCAAAAGGCAAACTTCCTTTTCCGTAAATACGGCAAGCAGGGAGTAACAGCATTCCAATTCTTGCAGTCTATCGGTGCGGTAAGCCCCGTAGCACTCGGAACATTCTCTCACTTTGAGGAGGATTGGATTCACGCAACATTCACCCCTGCAACAGTAGCCGATAGCGGCACTTACACAGGTGGCGTAACAATCACAATCACCGCAGCAGGTGGCGATGTAGATTCTTTAGGGAACTCTTACCCTCGTCAGGGCGACATCGTGATGTTCAATGACGGAGTGAAAGGCTTCATTAAAACTAAGGTTGAAACCAACACCACTACAACCACTTTGGAAGTTGTGCCTCTTAACACCGCAAACGACCTGTTGAGTTCAGCAGTAGTTGGTGAGCAGGTAATCATCATCTCTAACAGCTTCGCGGAAGGAACCGACAACCCAGAAGGTCGCGTATCAAAAGCCTACGAGTATTCTTTCAACACTCAAATCATCAAAGAAACTGTTGCTTCAACAGGAACCGAATTAACAAACGGACTTTGGTTTAAGAGCATTGACGGAGTAGGTATCGCAGGATGGTTTGACAAAGCGAAGTCAATTGACCTTGACTACCGCACAGCGTTGGCTATTGACGGTATGATTCTGTATGGCGAAAGCGCAAACAACTCTGACGTAGATGGTCAAACAGCAAGCGGTCTTATAGATGGAGTAACCTCACAGGGCGGTAATGCAACCTACACATCAGGTTTGTTCTCTGTGGCATACTTCGACCAAATGAACCGCTACCTTGACAAGCAGCAGGCTCCAAACGAATACGTTGGTCTGTTGGGCTACCAAGCGTTCCAAGATGTAGAAAATACCTTGAGTAACGTGTTTACCCAAAACCCAATCGTGTTTGCAGGCGGAGGCGGTAAGTCTTTCGGACAATTGATGTATGGCGACAATATTCAAGCAATTGGCAATCAAAATGTAGAAATCGGTTTCCGTTCAATCACCAAGACTGACAGAACATTCCACTTGCTGAAACTGCCTCAACTGTCTAACCCTAAACTCTACGGAGCAACAGGTTTCACAGAAGCAAGCCGTATGATATTCTGCCCGCTTGACAGACCAATTGCACCTAAAGGTGGCGCAATGCCTCGCTTGGGAGTTCGTTACAAAGAACTTGGCGGATACTCTCGTAAGATGGAATCATGGTTCACAGGAGGTGCAGGTAACATTCCTGTTAAGACTAACACCAATGACAGTGTTCAGCTTAATAATAGATGCGAGTTAGGTGCGGAACAATTTGGGTTAAATAGCTTCTATCAGTTCGTAGTAGGCTAATTATAAATCTTATAACTAAATGGAAACGGAGGGGTAAAATCCCTCCGTTTTTTGTTTTTAAACACAAGTAATTATATTTGTAAAAAAATATATGCACTACGAAAACTTGGAGTTAGAAAATATTGATGGAGAAATTTGGAAAGATATACCAAACTATGAGGGTTATTACCAAGCCTCAAGCATGGGTAGGATTAAGTCCATGAGTAGAGATATTTACTTGTCTGGCGGTAGGCAAAAGGCTACATTGCACGAAATGATACTTATTCAACATATAGACAAAAAGGGATATGCCGTTGTTGGTATTAAAGGCGATAATGATAAGCAGAGAACAATGAAAGTTCATCAATTGGTTGCAAAGGCTTTTATACCAAATCCAGAAAACAAACCAACTGTTGACCACCTGAACGGTGTAAAAGATGATAATAGATTGGATAACTTGAGGTGGGCAACAATGAAAGAGCAAGGTCAAACAACAAAGCTATTGGGGCTTGTTACAAAAAAAATGGGGAAAGACCACCACCAAAGCAAAGATGTATATGAATATGATTTACAGGGCAATTTATTGAACATTTGGGGCAGTATTGGTGAGGCTGCAAGAAACTCTCCTGTATCAAGAGCGCACATAGCAAAAATATGTAATGGGGTGTTTGATTTTTCAAAAAATAGGGTTTTTTCTTTTGAGCCAAAATCGCAAGATTATTTTAATCGAGAATTTAGGTATAGGACGCTTAAAGATAAAGAGGTAATAAAGAAAAACTTAATTGGCGATGAAATTTGCCGATATAGGAGTGCTAAAGATGCGGCAAGGGAAAACGATATACCATACATATCCATCTATTACAACCTAACAAAAAGGTCAAAAAGTTCCTACGGTTATATATGGGAATACGCTGTTTGATTTGAATAATGGTTAAATAGTGTTAAATTTGCACCATATACTTAAACTTAAAATTTTACAACTATGCTACTTATCAATGGCAAACCTGTGGATGACGATTTCTTCCACAAACTCGCGGCAGTTCAAAAGAAGGACATTGCCGAATTTCAGTTAAAGAAACCTGCTACATTCAAGTTACAGGATTCGTTTTTCACCACCAAGAATCAGCGCGAAATGAAGTCGGGCAAAATGACTACAAGAATCCTTGTGAGTCCCGAATTTAGCATTGACGCTACCTATGATTGGTATAACCCAATGACAGGCATGACCGCCAAGCTGACATACGCAAGCATATACACGCCTGATGAAAGAGGGTATAATAAAAACCCTATCAGCCAAGTGTCGTTTGAATACGGGTTCATCACTGTGGACGTGCATCAGACCGACTTAAAGTTTTGGCTAAACGGACACCCGTTGAATCAGACCAACCCGAAATATTTGGATAACGCATCAACGCGCCCTCCGAAGCCGTTTCTGTTCAGAGAGTTGCTGCCTGACCGCGAGAATAACGCACTGATTGACCACGAGAAATTAGTTGCCTCCGTAACACTGATGCTTACCGACAGCAACTACAAGGGCTACATCAACAACGAATCAATCAAACTTCTTGCGAAGGCGTATGGCATCGGAAGTCTTGCCGACAAAGGAAGAAAGGACATCGAGAAGTTCCTGTTGAAGTTCGTGAAGCAAGACCCGCAAAAAGTGTTGGACGACATGAGAAGTTCATCCATTGAGATTCGTTCTGTATTGGCAGACGCAATTGAATACGGTGTAATCAAACATGATGCGCCTCACTTCAAGTGGACAGAACTGAAAGGCAAGCGTGTAGTAAACAACGGAATCATCTGTTCGGTAGCCGTAGGGCAGGAACCGATTGACTATTTTGTGAACTTCATGCGCGAACAGGACAACAGTGGCGTGTATCAGCAAATCAAAAAGGATTTGGAGGCTAAGAAAATAGCCGAAGCCGAAGCTGTAACCGCATAGGCTGAACCGAAATAAACAGGATTGGCGCATCAATATCGGTGCGCCTTTTCTTTTGGTGTTAAAATTTGTTATTTTTGCATGTAGCAAAACTGAAAAACAATGCCTGTAACATCTGCACAAATAGATTCTACGCTTAGAATTAAAAAGGAGTTCAACCTGATTACAGGCGCGGGAACGCTGACTGACCTGTCAAATTGGTCAGGAATCGGTGTGATTTCTCCAAATACAGCGAAGGTTCTATTGTGGATTGTGACACCGACAGGCGCGACACTATACAAGAACGCGGGCTACGATACCGATGTTTACACATCTCCTGACTTTACTCTGTTGGATAGCTCTTATTCATTTACTATACCGCAGGATGTAAACAGCGAGTATATTACGGGAACGTATGTTTTTTATGCCAAAGCGCAGGTGACTGATGGTGTTGGGTATAATAGTTTGTCAACTACGATAAATCCTGCTGGCGTTGGAGTTCCTCAATTCACACAAACATTTGTTGTGGCTGATGGCTCTTATGCTTCATTGGCAGCAATACCTAATGATATATTTAGCGTTTCTTATAGCGGTGAATACATTCAATACGTAATACAATCTGGCGACACATACAATGATGCTGTTGATGGTTTAGCGCAAGCCATATTAGATTACCAAACCGCAAACCCAACATCGGATTGGGCGTTAAATTTAACTGTATCGGCACAAACGGTTGGGTTATTTCGCAGTTTAGAAACAAATGGAAATTCTCCATCAATGGATAATGTTCCATATACATTAACGTTCAACTGGACAAATAATGCGTTGCAAACAGTAACGTCAAATCAGGTATCGTCAACCGCAGAAGTATGTAACTGCACAGCAACCATAGCAATAGATATTGACGTGGACTACGCTACCGCAGTATTGACATCAACCGATACCACTGCTTACGGGGCTTACAGTTCAATCACTCGGACGCACACGATATACCCGCCTCCGATTAGCGGACTGCCCGACCAAACGACCAACGCCACCACGAATGTTTACAGCAACATAGTAACAACCACATGGAGCGTTGAAATCAGTTCGGACGTAACCTACCTGAAAGCTAACGACACC